GACCAGTAGGACCAGTTGGACCTGTATCACCCTGAATACCCTGTGGACCCGTTGGACCCGTATCTCCTTGCGCTCCAGTCGGACCCGTTGGACCAGTAGGACCAGTGGCACCGTCAGGACCAGTAGCACCCATCAAACCAGTAGCACCCGTTGGACCCGTTGGACCTGTATCACCCTGAGGACCTGTAGCACCTGTATTGCCCGTAGGTCCTGTCGGTCCAGTGTCTCCCGTAAGTCCCGTTGCTCCTGTAGGGCCTGTCGGTCCTTGTTGACCCTCCATACCAACCGCACCCTGTGGTCCGGTTGGGCCAATGTCGCCTTGTGGACCCTGAGATCCAGTAGGTCCAGTAGGTCCGGTTGGTCCAGTCGGACCTGTATCACCCTGAATACCTTGTGGACCTTGTGAACCTGTAGGTCCCGTGTCACCTGTTAATCCAGTAGCTCCTGTTGGTCCAGTAGGTCCAGTAGGTCCTGTGTTTCCAATAACACCTTGAGAACCTGTCGGTCCAGTGTCGCCAGTTGCTCCCGTAGGACCGGTTGATCCAGTAACTCCTGTTGGTCCGGTAGCCCCAACCGCGCCAGTAGGACCTGTTGGACCAGTTGCGCCCACAGCTCCAGTTGAGCCAGTAGGACCGGTAGCCCCAACAGCACCAGTGGGGCCTGTTGATCCGGTTGGTCCTGTCGATCCTGTGGTTCCTGTGGGTCCGGTTGGTCCTGTGACACCTTGCGCTCCTGTCGGTCCGGTTGCTCCTGTCGGTCCTACAGGACCAGCAGCATCAACTCCATACAGAGTAATTACATTGGTGGTAAGACCATTGTTTGACTCTGTTCCCCTAGTGATAGTGACAACTGTTGTAGCCATTGCTACCTCGTCACATCAGCAAGAACCGTAACGGTGCCTGCCAACAACGTAGAAATCACTCCAGAAGCGTTTTCTTGCAAATCCCAATAATAATAACCAGGATCAAGAAGGGCAGAACTAGCCGCTGAAAGAGTACAGGTAATTTCTCCAGCAGCACCATTTGTGACAGAGCAGGAAAACGAAGCTGAGATGATCGCAATATCTGGGCTAGTCCTCAATTGGGCCGTATAGGTACGACCCGTCACATTGATAGGGGTAGTCCCATCAGTCGTGGAAATAAGCACGACAGTTTCAGTGTCGCCACGGGTAATAGTGAGATCTTGTGTAACGGGTGCAGCCATACTCGCCCTACTTTACACCATTATCACCACTTTGTTTTGTTAGCCCAATACGCCGCAGACATCTTGCCTTTAGCGATGTTCTTGGCGTGGCGAGCCTTAAAAGCACGGTTCCTTGCTGTCCCCTCAGGCGACCCCTTCACACCTTGCTGACCAAACCTAATCAGTTTGATCTTCTTGCCTTCTTTGGCTAGTACAGCGTGGGACTTAGACGCATTTGGGGTGCGCTTAGGTTTGTTATATCCAGCGAACTTTTCGCCTCTGTATTCAATAGTCATTGGTTTTTCGCCCAAGCATTATCAACGAGATTTGGGTAGGTGCGACCAGCTTTCTTAGCGCGAGCCATCGCTTTTTTCTTTTGCTCAGCCGACAACGGTGTTGATTTCTTGTTGGGGTTTTTCTTATCCCAAAACTCTTTCTTTTTCACATCTTCTCCAAAACCTTCGCATCGGATAGTACCTGAACTACCCCTTCTGGTACTTCGTACTCTACCCCAGGAACAAACTTGTAGTGGTGGTTACCGATGTCGCAAGCAAGTTTTCTTTTGACCCTGATCGGCATCATTACCTCTACAGGCTCCCAAGTGGTTTCCTCAAGCAATGTCCCCACAGGAACCGAATCCAAAAGGGTCTTGGTTGCTTTACGCCAAGAAAAGGCACTGGAAGATCTGGCGTTGACCGCAGCCTCATCTTTATGTTGTGACCAGTTCCTGTGGTGATCAAGCATCAAATCGCACAGCTCATCAAAGTTCGGCTCATCCCACTGGCCCACAGTTTCTGCCGGCGATTTACCTGTAGAAACCACACCAGTTGCTAGATACGAAAATTGTTTCTGGCCTGTCGAGTCAGACACAATGGTTGGAATCCCCATTGAGATTGCCTGTAGGGGCATCAGACCAAATCCTTCTCCACGACTTGCCGCTATGTAAACGTGTCCTTGCCTAAACCAGTCTCGCTGTGCTTCCTCATCCATCCATTTTCGGTGCATAAAGATTCGTGGGTCTTTGATTGTCGGTGTATCTCTGGCGTGTGGCGCGGCTTTGATGTGTAGTTCTGTGTCTGGTATAGATAGTTTTTGGAATGCTTTGACTACAACATCTAGTCCTTTACGCATCCATAGTGACCCACCAGCCATAAACTTGAATACGCCGTCTGGTTCTTGATAGCCGGACCAGAACTTGTTATCTACGCCAAGTGGTACAACTTTGACATCACGATGATGTTGGCTAAACAGTTCCAAGTTATGTTCACAGGGGACAAGGATTTGGTTGTATTTGTCTAGCCATCTAATGAAGTAGTCGGGCAGTGTGTCTGTTTCCCACATTGTAAAAGACACTTTGTATTGCTCTTTGACAAATCCTCTTGGGGCATTAGGTGTATTCATATATACCAGAACAGATGCTTTGTCGTCAAGAGTTACAGTCTTTGGCAGAGCGGAGATAAATCCAGACAGCATGGAACCGTATCCATACTTAGGATCATCTACCCCTTTCCATGATTGGTAGTTCACTCGGCAAGACCACGCTTTACAAGTTTTTCAACATCAACCCGTGATTCAACTTCAGCGACAGTAGATGCTTTTGCTTCTAGTGCGGCAGCACCATCAATGCCTTTTGGCTGTACACAGTTGGCTCGTAGGCGTTTATAGGCGGGCATATCTTTATCCCAATTCTTAGCCCGTTGATTGATCTCTGCTACCTGAGATCCACGTGTAGTTGTGGAGTTAGCACCGAACGATACGCCGGCCACACGACAACCAAAGCATCCCTCGACATCAAGGTTTGGGTGAGTTTCCATGTGTTTCATGCTGTGATGTAATCCCCGTATCCTGCTGCGGTCAGGTCAGCTTCTTCTTCTGCTGAGAGCGTGTACACATGACCTCCGTAGTAGGTGATGTCTATTTCTGCTGGATCTGATGGTTGTGATTCTGTGAATGTTCCATCTACCAGTTTGAATACATTGCGACCTCGTGGACCGGCTGCAAGATTAGACAGGATCGTGTCGTAGCGACCACCATCCCAGGTCACGAAGTTGTCTGTTGGTGGTTCAAATGTTGCCATGTTCTAAGGATAACAAAAGCCCCCTGCCAAAATGACAAGGGGCTTTCGTTGCGTGTTCACCTCTTACGAGGTTATGAGAACATCAAGTTATCAGTTAGCTCCGATGCTTGATGCAGACTCAATACGGCGCAGTGCTTCCTGACGGAATACGCCATAACCAACAAAGTGCTTCCAGCCGACTGGGCGGAAACGCTCAAGAACGTCAACGACCTGGCCGTACACGATGGTTGGCTGTGAACCGTATTCAACGCTGGAAACAGCCTTTGCGAGAGCCTGACGACCCATCACAAGTGTTCCGTACACGTCAATGGTTCCTGCTGAACCGGAGTTGTCTGATGCGTTTGCAAACAATGGAGCGCGTGGCGACTCCATGAAGCGAACACCCTCGAACAAACCGATTTCACCGTTGTAAATGCCTTCTGGATTTACATAGTTAGCAGGGGTACGCCATGCTGCTGCATCTGTTGCTGAACGGAAGTCATAAGACACGTCAGGGTGGATGAAGCCGACATAGGAACCACCAATGGTGGGAACGTTTGCCTTACGGAGTTGTGCAACAACCTTACGCACGTCATTTGCTGTGAGTGTGTCATCAGAGTTGACGGTTGTACGGCTAGATGGATCAGTTGCTCCACCTGTTGCGTACACCACGTTGGTGCCTGCTTGGAGGATGTCACGGCAAACGGTGTCAATTGAGATACCTGCGTTGTAGCCAACTGCGTTAGCTGCTACGCCGTCAACTGGCATGAATGATGTGGCACGGAGCTTTGCGGTGGTGACCACTGCGTTTCCGTATTCTTCCATTGTCACAGAAACTTGTGAGTCGCTCAAAGCAACTGGTGTTACGTCTGTGGTTTCGCTGATTGGGGATGATGCAACAGCCAAGTCCTGGAAGATCGTAAAGCGGTGTGTGCCACCTACGTTTGTTACGTTGGTTGCTTCCACTTCTGCGAACTGGTCGTAGTACAACTCAGGGCGTAGTGCGAAGTACGCCATCTTCTCGAAGGCTACCTGGTTGAGATCAAGTGATGATACCTCTGTATAGGCCATCTGATTTTCTCCTTAGAAATTTTGGTTTACTGATTTACTTCAGCCAAAATCGCCAAGACTTCTGATTCGGAATTTGCGTTCCTGATTCGGTCCTCAATTGAAGGTCCATCTACAAGTTGTGCCCCTGCCGCAGCCTGATTGGTGCGACTCCAAGCCTGTTGTTCTGCAACAGTTTCGGAAGATGGGTCTGGTGACAACAGACGGATTTCAATTGCCGCCTGACGAATTGCATCTGGGTTCAATTCACCGTCATAACCCTTCACAAAGTAACGAGCTGCTGGATCTTCTGTGTCGATTCCAGCTTTAGCAAATGCTCTTTCTCGCTTCAATGCTGAGGCTTCGGCTGCTTGTTCCTTCAACGCTTTGTTTTCGGCTTCAAGTTCCTTCATCCGTTCCCGAAGCGGATTTCGCTTTGGTTGGGTTTCAGTCTCAAAGTCGTCCTCGTAATCGTCAAACTCTGGCATATGGCTCTCTCCTTCTTGAGTCCACATCACGTTGGAGGTTCGTGATGGCTACTTGTGTTGTCACCTCATATGTACGCACACAGTTCGGAGGGCGACTGTATGGTTCCTCCCATCGGGATCGATGCTAACTATAGCACACACTTGTGCTTGCTGTGTCAAGCACTGCCTTCACAGCAGTGATGCTTCAAACCACAAACAGGACAACGCCACCGACAAGCAATTGGATCAAACTCCTGATCACAGTTCTGACAGGTCATTAAGCTTGGCGTAAGCCGGTAACACCGGTAGCACCAGCGGCTAACCCACCACCAGCCTCAAAAGCGGCCTGCCTTCTTCTACGGCGTGTCTCGATGCGCTGACGGGCAGCCTGGTCAGTGCCGAAAGTTCCAGCAATCTGTTCTTGTTGGCTGATCTGCTCCTCACCAATAACCTGAGGAGTGAATAACTGTTGTTGCTGAGAGATCTTCTGGAATCCAGCTTGTGCTTCCTGAGGTGATACCCCTTCAGCGGCTAACTGCTCTGCTTGTTGGGCACCCAACTGGATACCTGCTTGACGGGCAGCCTCAGAAGCAACCTGAGCCGCCCTAGCCTGCCTCTGAATCACAGGGGTAGCCCGTGTTGGATCCAAGAAATAAGCAGCAAGACCACCCTCATCAACCCCATACAGTTCTTTCATCTGGGCAATCACCTGTGGGTTCGCCTCAGAAACAGCACGGTACCCCTCGTTCACACGGGTCTGCACCTCAGCCACAGAAACATTCTGAGAAATGAAATTCGTGTAATCCGCTGGCGAATCATAGAAACCCTGAGGAAGCCCTGAACCACGCATCGCGTTCTCATAGCCACGCTCCAAACCGATGTACTCAGACACCGACAACTCAGGCAAACCTTTATTAGCACGGTCAGTGTTAGCAGGGAAACGATCTTTGTATTCCTTTGTATCACGCAGGGCATCACCGATCATGTCAATGTCAGCGTTCGCCGGCAAGGTTTCATCACTGTACAAACCCCACACCTTGTCAGTCAAGCTTTGAAGCCCATACCGTTGCAAGGTTGCCTCAATGATTTTCTTAGCATCTACTTCAGCCATTAGATAACCTTCCCGAATGAACGGGCAATACTAGATGCCAAAGTACGGGCATCACGGATTGCTGTTTTTGTTTTGGAATAGCCATAACGATCATCTGTCTTGAGTTTGGTCTGCCATTCACCTAGAGATAACTGGCGAGTATTACCCTTATCATCTCGTGTAGCAATTGCTTCCATGTACTCAGGCTTCATAAAGTCAATGCTGTCTGGTGACTTCTCTAGCACCTGCGCGGCAAGTCTTTGATAGTCACCCACGATGTCTTGGAATGTCAGATCAGCATCTAACTGACTAGCCAAATGTGGGTATTGAGCCTTGAGTTTTTCACGGTACATCCGTTGAAGATCAGCAGGTTTCTTACCCTGCTGGAGATAGTTACGGACATCATCATCGGTCAGTGAAGATCCATACATCTTGGCCATTGATTTCATATCTGCCGCATCTTGGCTGAACAATGCTTCTTGGGCTGCTTTAGTTGCATTTCCCTCACGGAAAACAAACTGGTATGTCATGGTCTTTAGGTTGTCGCCTTTGATACCACGCCTAGCCATGTCACTAGCAAAACTATTAACTGCACCGGTATCAATTGATTCAAGACCCGTAATTCCCTTAATTTCAGAAAATACATCTTGAATAAGCATCTGACGGTCAGCATCAGTTAGTGCATCAAAGTTCTTTGCAGCAGCAACCGTTGTCTGCCAATACTTTGTCTGTCTGATAGCGGCAGCAAGGCGTTCTGGCTCCCAATTGTTTGCGTCTGCTGTACGAAAAGCATCTACAACATCTTGCCCAAATACTTCAGGATTCTTCAGAAGAAACGCATACTGCGGATAATCAGCCTGTAAAACTTCTTCCAATGAAGCCTGACTTTTCTTTTTATTTTTATCAGTAGAGGGTTTTTCAGGCTTTGGTTTTGGTTTTGGTTTTGAGGTAGGAGCAGAAGAAATATTTGCAGGTGCCTCAGCTTTTTTC